CAAGATATTCTTAGCGCTTTCAGCGGGAGTGAGTGGGACATTGATCCTTTTCCTCTTGTCTGGGTTAAGTCTGACAACATCGGAATCCTCCCCGACCCACAACGAGGACCTCGACGAATTTATGAGACGGCGTTATTTGGGAGTCGCGGCGACCGTAAAATCGTTAGAGCAAAGTCGAATGCAGTCTCGTATCCGAGCGAACGAGACATACATATGTCCATTAAGCCTGAACCCATGTTGGCACACTTCTTCGAGATGTTCGTGGACTCGAGTACCCGACTCCTCGACCCTACATGCGGAAGTGGAAGTGCGTTGCGTGCTGCTGAAAGATACGGTGCGTCTTACGTTATCGGACTCGAGTCTAATCCAGAGTTCGCCGCAAGTGCGCGGGCGGCGCTAGACAAATCGCGCGTTGAAAGGGAACCAGATGCCGAAGAAGAACTTTTCTCCTAGACTAACCGAGCCAGAAAAAGGATATAGGAAACTTGAGATCGTGCGCATTGGAGGCAATGTGTTCAAGGTAATCTACTACAGTGGACACCATGATGCTATCGTTGAGCATCTCAGTCACGAGGATCTAAAGGAGATCTTCTCCACAGAGTTATCTCGACTCGAAGTACATACCTGAAAGGAGCTTAGGATGACAGCATTCGGACCAAACTTTGAGGCGCGGCTGAAGGCGCGAGGCTGGGTTAAAGTTCAAAGCGCTGCGATGGAGTTTGAGTGGAGAAGATACGGAGTGAACGGCGACCTGCTCTCCGTTGAGGGTGACGCCCTCTGGCATAACGAGGTCGAGAACTTGAAAACCACTATGGAGAGTAGAGATGACATTGGGGACGGACCGAGTAAGGATTAAGTTCAACCCGAGCGGGAACAACGAAGTGGACCTGCTGAAACAGATGGCGGCTGACTTCATTGACCAGTGCGAACTCATGCGGAACAAGGGCTCCGTTGATGGCGAGCACCAGCGCCTGTGGTCACTTGCACAGACGCACATGGAAGATGCTGCAATGTGGGCGGTGAAGGCCGCGACATTCTAATGACCAAGATAGCCATAGTCGGAGAGGCCTGGGGGCAGAACGAAGAGGAACAACGTATGCCATTCGTAGGCCCCTCCGGCTATGAGTTAACCCGTATGCTCAGTGAAGGAGGGATACACCGTGCCGACTGCTTCCTCACCAACGTCTTTAATCTTCGACCCAGATCAAACGACATTGAGAATCTTTGTGGAGAAGAAAGAGCTGGAGGATTTCCTGCTCTCAAATCGGGAAAATATCTTCGACCCGAATTTTTTGGAGAAGTGTATCGAGTTATTAGGGAGATTAACGACCTTAGGCCAAACGTCCTTATACTTCTCGGCAACACCGCCAGTTGGGCCTTTCTTCATAATTCAGGTATTTCTAAGATCAGAGGAACCATAACGCCCTCAACAGTTATCCCTTCCATCAAGTGTCTCCCCACCTATCATCCCGCAGCGATCCTAAGACAGTGGTCCCTCCGTCCAGTGACTATACTGGACTTTCAAAAAGCTGCCCGAGAGTCCGAGTTCCCTGATATCCGCCGGCCTCAGAGAACTGTCTACATAGAGCCGACACTTCCTGAACTGGAGGCCCTCTATGACGAGCATCTTGAACACGCAACTCAAATCACATTTGACATTGAGACTGCTGGAAACCAAATCACCTGCATCGGATTCGCCCCCGACGAGCGAGTTGCTATCGTCGTTCCATTCACTGATCCACGAAAGCCTGATGGACGTTATTGGCCAGATCTCGAAAGCGAGCTTGCTGCGTGGGGATTTGTCCGTCGAGTGCTCCAGCATCCTGCACCCAAGACTGCGCAGAATGGACTTTACGATATCCATTTCCTGTGGCGATCATACGGGATAACTGTTAACAACTTTGAAGATGACACGATGCTGCTGCATCACTCCCTTCAACCCGAGTCCGAGAAAGGTCTTGCGTTCTTGGGCTCGGTCCACACTAACGAGGCTTCATGGAAACTTATGCGCCCTCGTGGCAAGACAACTATCAAGCGTGACGAATGAGAGTCATCATAGAGTCACCTTTCGCAGGAGGCTTCGCCAATGTTCGGTACTCCAGAGAATGTATTAGAGATTGTCTTGATCGAGGAGAGTCCCCGTTCGCCAGTCATCTCCTCTACACTCAAAAGGGGGTCCTTAATGATCAGATCCCCGAAGAGCGGCAGCGAGGTATTGACGCTGCGGTGGGATGGCTCGAGGTTGCAGATCTGGTCGCCGTGTACATGGACCTCGGGATCACAGGTGGTATGGTCTGGGGGATCGCTCGGGCCGCTAGAATGGGAAAGCCAATCCACTTACGATACCTTAAGACCGATCGAACAGAACAAGTCATCCGATACCAAGGAGAGCGAGTTATCGAAACATGAAAGCGATCAGGACTGACCAGCTTACAGCTCTGACGATGCCCGTGTCAGAGACTGAGAAGTTATGGATCTATAACGGGCTCGATTGCTGCGTCACGTCAGAGGTTCGCGACGTTATCAAGCCGCAGCTCAACAACCAGACCCGCGCGACGTATGAGTTCGAGAAGGCCCTACAGGCCCCGGTCCTCGAGATGAAGCTGCGCGGGATACTTGTCGATCAAGAGCAGCGCGATCGAATGATAATGGAGTGGGAAAAAGATGTCAGAATACTACACGATAATCTTATGTCCATCGTGCATGATGGACTTGGGGTTGAGTATTCCTGGAACTACCGCTCACCATTACAGCTCAAGAGACTTATGTATGAGGTGCTCAGGCTCCCTACTATCAAAAAGAGGAATGCCAAGGGCTTTTATGAGCCCACAGTCAACCGTGATGCCCTTGAGCAGCTCACAAATCATTTCTACGCCCAGCCTATTGTCAGCCATATCCTCGGACTTAGAGACCTGCATAAGAAAATTGGAGTCCTGCGAACCGGCATTGACCCGGATGGCAGAATGCGAACCTCTTACAATATCGCTGGAACTACGACTGGCCGGTTCAGTAGTTCTCTTAGTGATTTCGGAACTGGAACGAATCTCCAGAACATTGAAGAACGTCTTAGACGAGTATTTGTCGCAGACCCAGGATACAAGTTCGCATACGTAGACTTGGAACAAGCCGAAAGCAGACTGGTCGGTGCGATTGAATGGAACCTGTTTCATGACGGAAAGTACCTCGACGCCTGCGAGTCAGGTGACCTACATACAACTGTGTGCAGATTGGCGTGGACGGATTTACCTTGGCTCGGAAACATTAAAGAAGATAGAGCGTTGGCTGAACAGCCATTCTACCGACAGCATTCATATAGACATATGGCAAAAGTCCTCGGGCATGGAACCAACTATGACGGTAAGCCTCACACCATGTCCAAGCACACTCACCTCGACACCAGAGAGATCACCAAGTTCCAGGGCAAATACTTTGCGGCCTTTCCACATCAACGGTGGCACGCTTACGTCGCCTCCCAGCTCCAGCAGTATGGGAGGCTGGATAGCCTTTTTGGCAGGCGTCGTTACTTTTTTGGCAGGCGCGATGATGATGCTACTCTACGAGAGGCTATAGCTTATGACCCCCAAAGCTCAGTCGGTGATATACTTAACACTGGAATGCTCCAAGTGTGGAGAGAGGGAATATGCCAGCTGCTACTGCAAATCCACGATGCCATTCTCATTCAGTATCCAGAAGATAAAGAAGATATCGTGCTGCCTAAAGTGCAAGAGGCAATCAAGGTCCCGATACAACTGCAGTATGATCGAATGTTCTTGATACCATCAGAAATAAAGGTGGGATGGAATTGGGCGGTTGAGTCAGACGATAATCCCGACGGCTTAAGGAAGTACAAGAGCAGTGATAAACGGGAACGCCAATGCTATCCCAAGGCTTTGTCACAACTGGATAGACTCCTTTCTTGAGTACACTGGCGCTGGTTCGTCGCCAGAAATCTTTCGACGGTGGACTGCTATTGGAGTCTTATCTGGGGTGGTCGAGCGCAGGGTGTGGTCCTTTACGAAGGGCTCCAACCTGTACCCGAACTGTTACATCGTTCTGACTGGTCCTCCCGGAGTTGGCAAGTCGGTAGTGTTAACCAAGGCTGAAACCCTACTGCGAAAGATCGAGAAGCTCCACGTTGCGCCGTCCTCGGTAACAACGGCGAGCCTCATCGACACCCTCGCTGCCAGCGACGTTTCGTTCACAGAGATCTATCCAGTCAAGCTGGATATAAAGTTTAACTCCCTGTTCGTGCTTTCGTCTGAGCTTGGTATCTTTATGACAGCCTACGAGACGCAGTTCATTAACACTCTCAACAAACTGTATGATGGAGAGCTGTATGAAGAACGACGTAGGACCGGAAAGAAAGAGCACACTCGTATTGATGCGCCATCCCTCGCGATCATTGCTGGCACGACTCCAGCATTCATTAATACGACTCTACCAGATTGCGCATGGGATCAGGGCTTTACATCTAGAACTATATTCGTATTCCATGGAGAAGAGACAAAGGGAACAGTTTTTGGAAAGGCAACGGACTCGGTACATCAAGAGAGAATAAGGGATATGCTGGTACAAGATGCTAGGGAGGCGCGCAAGATGTACGGCGAGATGGAATGGGACCTGGATGCTCAGACAATGATAGAGGTCTGGAACGAGAATGGTCGCAAGCCAATACCCGAGCACAACAAGCTGACCCATTACAACAGCAGGCGGCTCGCACATATACTGAAGCTCTCCATGATAGCCTCAATCGCAGAGAGCAATGAGGGAAGGATCAGAGCGGGACATGTAGAACTCGCTTTCAAATGGCTCTTCGAGGTTGAAGATAATATGCCAGATATTTTCGCGACGGCTGGAGTAGTGGGAGACGCCCGCGCGATGGAGGACCTGCATTATTTCGTAATGATGACTGCGAAGCATTCAGAGAACAAGATGGTCGGGGAGCACCTTCTTTACAAGTTCCTTCAGAAGAAGGTCCCCAGCTATTCGATACCAAAAGTTATCGAGGTCATGGTTGCCTCTCACGATCTGATTAAGCACTACGATGGGGGAAGGACTTGGTACACTGCCGGAGTTAAACTTAAACACTAGGAGGCGACAATGAAGGCGCTGGCGATCTTATCAATCCTGTCCCTCACCGGCTGCGTTGTGGTCGAAGTGGAACCAGGCCTGCCACGGTTGCGGGTTGAAGCAGCAGAGGTGATCCCGCTGATCCAGAGGAACACCGTCGCTATCTGTGGATTCTTTCCTGATAATATTAGTGTGAGTCAGCTACTGCTTAGTTATGACCCTCCTGATACCCCGGTGCGAGCGGCTGGAATTATATGTCAGGCCGTTGTACCAAGGGAACGGACTCGAGGGGTATGGATAGTTAGAGGTGTGGCCTTCAGGGGCCGGTTCGTGGATCGCTTCTAGCTTCGCCAAGATGTCTGCTGGGCTCTCCAGTACGCACAGAGATTGGCTCCCTACGCGAACGACAGCTCCATGCGTCTCTTGACACTGGTCCGTTGGCTCTCTTATGAGCGTGATTTGCTCAGACTGTATCCAGACCTGCGCACCGTCAAGCAGGTGCAACAGAATAAGTGCAAGGATCAACGGTGCCTCCTTGGACGCGGCTGTGACTCTCCACCTAGAACGCCACGGATAAACTGTGGAACGGTATCAGCCTGTTGCACCCCGCTCAAGTAGTCCCACAGAAATTGCGTGGCCTTTGCTTCCTGCTTAGTTATTGGCGCGCCCATATAGCCTGGCATCGTCATTAAATTCTCGAGCCACTTCTTCGAGACCGGCCGATCCTCAAACCACTTGCTGGCATCTTGACTAAGCTTGTACGCATTCGTGAATGGTTCTTGCAATGGTGTGGGGCTGGGGTTGTGGCCCCAGATCAGTTGTTGAGCGGAACTGACCACTGGATACATAGATGCCAGCTGCCCCACATGCGCCAGTGCTATCTGTTGCCATAGGGGCGTTTCATCATCATCGGGCTCGCCATCTACAAAGGACCAGACCTTCGAGGAGGCATGACGAACCAGTGTGTGGATGATTGCGCCGACAGTTATGTAAGCGAACGTGGCTCCCAGGACATAGAAGAACTTCTCTCCAGCTGTCTTATTCTCGTTGTGTCTCCCCTTCCCTTCAGCAGTCCTTACCACGTCCCGCGTCTGATTAAGGTTGTGATTGAAGTATCCGTAAAACATTGTAAAGACTGCAGGGATACCACCCATCCGCTGGACCGGCGAAAGATCAACCAGCCCATTGGACCCGTGAGCATTCCGCATTATCTTACCAGCGTAATAGATCGCGTCCTTCTCACTCATCCCCATCTCAGTCATAGCCCTGTTCTTCGCTCCGTGGTAGACCACGATTGCGGTGAGCCAATCTAACCAGCGGATCAGTCCGGTTGAAAACTGGAGGTGGGCCAGCTGTATCCGACTCAGTTTACCTGCACTGAGAACCTTGTCGATTGCACGACGAAGGTCCACGTCGAAGTCGTGCTGCCTGTTCCGCATATCCCCGCTCTCAGTAAACGCCTGCTTTGCGAAGCTCTTATATGCGTCGGGGGTCTTGAACATTAGTTCGTAGGCGGCGGCGACAAATCGACCTGGACCAAGTTCAAAGACTGAGTTAGCGAATGCGGAAGTCCCGTGGATCACGGCAGTACCTATGTCGAACCCGAGCAGTGTCCCAATGATCCCACGCCTGATAAACAGTGCCACCTGATTAATTATAGCTGGGACCGATGTATCCCGCACTCCGTCGGCGGCGATATCATCCAGTGCCTTATCCCACTCATGAAGGTACTCCGGCCCCAGCGACCTGCTTATTCCCTTTCTAATCAGCCCATCCCCTGTCACCTTCCTCGCTGCGATCATCGCCTCCCGCAGGCCAAGGTTATGTACAGTCTCAATGATCCGCGACGCTAGGTTATCCAAGCTAAGATCCAGCGGGTACATCGCGCCGGTCCTGATCTTAGTAGCGCGCGGATTAGGCAGTACGGTATAAAGCTGTTCAGCTGGATCAATGTCGATCCGCTCCTTCTGCCTCTCCAGCCTCTTAAGCGGGTCCGCAATCAGTGGATAATAGTCGCCAGTCTTAGGCCCAAACTTGGTATGCAGAACAGCGGGCTCAACCAGTGGGGCCGGGACCCCAGAGATCCGCTCCGTCACATCTCTAATATCCTGCTGCAAGTGATCCTTAAACAGTTTCCAAATCCTATCAACAAACTCCCAATCCTTCGGCAGCATGTTCTGATTCAGGTACGCCATCACGTCCCTGTATTCCCAATGATATCCTCCGAGCAGAACCGCTTGATTACTCTTCGAGCCCATGTTAAGCGCGATCACCAGCATCTGCTTTCGTTGCAGGTCTAACATCTTACCAGGGTTATCCAAGTCCTCTAGCCACCTGTTGTCCGTTTTATCTTTCAGTGCCTTTCGCCACGCCCTGCCCATATCCTTGTTGAGTTTCCGCAGGTCCTTACCAACGTCTCTCAGCTTATCCGTTTTCCAGTTCTCACCTTCTTTCAGCCCCCGGAAGAATCCCCTGTTGAGCGGGCCGTTAACTTCCCCATGATCGAGCCAGTCAACCTGCCGCTCCAGCTTCAGGAATATCGCATCCAGCTCCCTCATCTTCTTAGCGATCCGCTCCCGCATATCCTTCTTCCTCGGATCGAATCCTCCCTTCTCCAATTCATCCAGGTTCTTCAACGCCTGCGCTACCAGTTCTTCATACTTCTCAATTCGATCTCTGATCTGAATCGCCTTCTCCGCCTTTCCGGCGTGGACCAGTCCATCCAGCGTTCCCTTCAGCTCCCTAATATCATCAACAGTGAACTCCTTAAACGGCTTGTTCGGCAGGTTCAGCTCCGGTATCATTCTGCCTTCTGCATTCTTCTTCCTGATAAAGTCCGTCAGTTCCTGTGCCGTTGGCAGATCGGCGGGCACCCGAGAGGTAACAAAGCCTAACCTGTGCAGAAGCCCTTGTACCTGATTGGTATACTCCTGCGCGACACCGGAGACTGCATCATTCTTCCTGAACCTATTGACAATCTTATAGAGGTTGGCAACCTCCTTCGCAAACTTCCTTGACCTTATCGCCAGCAGTGCCGAGAACAGCTGGTTGTTCTTGTGGATCAATGCCTCGTCATACTTCTTCTTGTGTAGGGCGCGCTCAGCCCTGAGTCCGTTCCGGCCAGTAGTCGCAACTTCCCGCTCATGCCTCACCGCTGTCTTAGCTAGCTGCTTTCCGAAGAACTCGTCGGCCGCATCCTCAGCGGCCTCCCTTGATATGATAGCCTTCTTCACATGCGCTGCGAGGAAGTTCCTCTCATCATTCAGTATCTTCAGCTGGTTGACGTTGATGGCTGCGGCCCGTGCGTCCTCGAGAACATGCTCGCCAAGCTTCCCGTGCTTAGCCTCCATCCTGTTATTGACTTCCATCTCTACCATATGATCGTAGTAAGCGGCGGGGGACATCTTCAGCTGCGCCCGTGATCTATCAGTCTCCGCCATCATGTTCTTCATCTGATCGCCGGACTGATAGCCAAGCGCCTGTGCCAGTTCATCCTTATTCGCATCTGTCAGCTTGGTCCCCTTCTCCAGTATACTGTTCGGGGAGATCCCTCGCTTAAAGTAATTCTCTGCGACGAACCGCAGGTCGTACCTGAAGTCAGTGTTAACCTGCTCCCGTACCTCCCGCTCTTCCGTTTTCCACCGAAGTGTCGATCGGCGCTTCTGCTCCTTAACGGCCGCTGCCAGTGCCTTTTCATTCGTGATCGCGTACTGGTTCTCAATGTCCTTCGAGTACCGTGCAAAGTCGGCCTTGGTCATATTGATAGCAGCGGCCGTTTCGCTATCAAAAGCCTGATGCAACCACAGTGCTTTCTTCTCTGCCTTTATGGCTCGTCTAGTTGCTGTTGCTGCGTTAGCCCCTGCCGCAGTTGTGATTGGCCCGGGGCCTGTGGTCGCGACATGCCGTTGCTCTGGAGGAAGCTCGCCAGGTCCGGTTGGGCCTTCAACTCGTTGATAAGCGGGTCCCAGTGCGGCGATCCCAGGCCCTTGTACGTCTCCATCAGCGCCAACATCTCGTCCTTCGTAGGAGCCAGCGCTTTTGAGGCGTTGGCCACGATTCCTAACTTCCGATTCCGGACGCTTGAAGGTATCCCAGAGCCATGCGTGGACATCTTGATATTCCTCTTGCAGGAGATACATCTGCCGCTTGAACTCGGTCAGGCTGAACCGGCCCCCTTTAATCGTAGCATCATCCAACTCACCAAGTATATGAGCCTCAAGAGCATCCAGGTTCATCTGGATATCCTGCATCATTGCAGGGAACTCAGCGTTATGGTTCCTTACTGTGTGGTGAGCAATCTCGTGGATCATAGTCCCGACGATACCAGTCGCGGCTTTCAGTGGGTCCTTGTAAACCGTCCCGGCTGGATTGATAAACATACCAGTAAACGGGATACGGATACTGACCCCGCGGTATTCAGCATCGAAGCTGACCCCGATAGCATTATCCTTTAGATGGACTGAATCCTTACTCGTCCCCTTAGCAAAGTCGGGCATTACATCTGCAACTGCATCGCGCAGCGCAATGAAGCGGTGCCCAACCTCAGACAGATACTTGTCAAAGCGGCCACCGAATTGAACGCGCCCCGCATCGACCAGTGAAACAAACTTATCCTTGGTGCTTTCTCCCTTGAGAACAGCAGCAGAGGTCGCCTTGTCCAAATCAGCTATTCTATCTTTAAGGTCTTGGACAGCCTTCTGTAGCTCCTTCTCATACTGAGCATCATAACCAGGCTCTCCCAAATCCATTCTGTGCTCGAACAGTTCCTGCCTCAACTTATCAAGCAGTTGCTGCAACGACTTCCTGCTCGGCTGCTCCTGTATCTCGATGTTATCATGCAGTATTGGCTTGCTAGGATCAATCTTCTTCTGATCTATTGTCAGCTCATCCAGCTTCAATACTGGCTTCTCCATCTGATCAGCTGACAATTCCGGTATATCTCTATTGTTGATCAGCAGCCTTCCATTCTTAACCTCGATCACATCCGTAGGACTGATCTGGTTCAGTGGCGTCGCCGACAGTGGCTTCTCTGGAACGTGTGTCTCAGGTGGTGACACCCTTACTAAGTCGCCGACCTTGCTGTAGTACGAGAATGTACCAAAGTTCTGAACCGACGATGCCAGATCCTGCTGTGCAAATACCTGCCGAATATACTCCGCGACCTGCCCGAATGACTTCGCCGCAGTTGGCTTGAACCCCTGCCTATTCAGCTCGAACGGATAACCAACCTCCTCTGGCTTAACCTTTGGAGCTACATCAATATAGAAAGTCTTATCAATAGTCTTGTCCCCGACCTTGAGCTGCATGTCAAACTGATAAATACCATTCGAGAGGACGTGTACGTTCTCGTAGCCATCCCCTGCTAATGCACCTCCCTTACTTACATAGATCCGTACCTTTCCCCACTCAAAGACCGCATTATACATAGGAGTGAATTTATCAACCGGAAAGTTCTTTCCAATATTCAGTGTTTCCCCATTAAACTTAACAGTGACTGGATGAAAGAGTGGGGACCGCTCGAGCGATGGATGTTGCCACAGCCACTGATTAAACGGTATCTCGAGGGTTTCACCACTCGCAGGATTCTCATACGTCTCAGGTATCTTGATTGAGATCCGGGTGCCGTGTCCCTCTGGGAACATAGCCTTATCTTCCACAGTCGGATCACGCACCGAGATATCAGGTGAAAGTGACGGGTCCTGCAACGCAGCGAAAAGGTCCGGCCCGCGCCCCCTGACCTCACTTACCTTCCCCTTGTTCATCGTGATAACGTGGAGATCGTCATTCGCATACAGCGTGACCATCTTCGCGATACCAAGGCCGCCTGAACTCTGCCCCGACTCCTTATGCGTCCCCGCCAGCTCAAAGAACTTCGTTGCCAGGATCTCCGGCGGCATTCCTATTCCGTTATCGTGTATCTCTATCGCGCGGGTCAGCGGGTCCATATTGATAGTAATCGCGCCTTCCTTCTCTCCAAGGGACTTCATCGCGTCCTTGACGGCATCGAATGAGTTCTGCAGAACCTCCTTAACAGTTATAGTCGACGCCTGCTCCTGCGATCCATAAAGCGAACTGGAAAGCATCCGCCCCATTCTGGCGACATTGGCCGAGGGCTTGGCCTTAATGATATGCATCGCTGGCCACATACCAGTATCAATCATCTCTCCAGGCCCTTCGTGGAACGGGACTACCTCGCGTCCTGTTACCGCGGCCAGCGCCTGCTCCGGTGGCAGCTCCCTTGCCTCCGGTGGAAACTCATGGACGATACCATCAGGGCCAACAAACCCAGCCTGCTTTCCGTGAGCATCGTGCATAACCTCGACAGTTGTCACTGGCCCCTCAGGTGTCGTCACACTGAAAGTGTGGGGCGCACCCATCGGCTGGGTCTCGTCAGCAATTACGTCCCTGTCGTGCACACCAAAGAAGGCAGCTGGATGCTGTGTTGCCAGGTAATTAACGAAATCCTGCCCCATCTGTGAGGGCTGGCCATAGTCCTCCGGCTTGTTTTTATTAAGCAGTTTAGCTTCTTCCAGCGTGATCCCGTGGTCCCCGTAGATTATCCCCTCACGCAGCTTTGTATGAAGAGCCTCGTTCACATTCTTAATATAGTCTACAACGCTAACGTCTATGGGGTGGCCTTTATTGTCAGCCATCTGCCGCGCAAGATCCGGTATCCATCCAAGCTTACCGTCGCCCGCGTGAGGCACCTCGTCATTCGGGTACATAGACCGGACGATTTCGGGGGTAAGCTGAATTATCTCCTCACCCCTTGGACTTGACTTTACATAGTTTCCGATCATTTCCGGCGAGAGCTGCTTCGTCTCAGTCGCATCGGCAGCGGCCACCGCTTTATCCATGACCGAGGTGTGGTCCTCGACCTCTCGAGCCTTGAACGTATCCTCTATCTTGCTGATACCCATACCAGCTGGCGGGGGCAATGCGAGAACATCGGGTGTTCGTTCAGGCGTACCGCCCTGCCAATGCTGAGTCCTTCGGCCCTGTTTCAGGAACTCATCAATCTCGGCCCTCGTAGCCTTGCCATCCCGTATAGCATCTGCGAGATCGAGGAAGTCTGTGATCCCTTCCTTAGTTCCTGGATAATCAATAAACCTGGAATAGCCACCATGATAGGTAAAGTATTTGCTCAGCGCTAATCTGGCAATGGCCTCCGGCACTATCTCAGGCAGCGACACCTGCAGCATTGCAATCGTGTCAGCATTCAATCGCGCAACCGCGGCGTCAGGGGACAGATTGGGGAAAGCTGTCCCGCCGCCCATCCAGGCTGGCATTTTTGCATCAGGGGCTAATCCCCACAAACCAGTTGTCAGTGGGTCCAGCGGTTGAACGCCTCGATACGCCTCCGACACACCAGTTGCAGTAGCTAAGAGCCCGCCAGCAATCGCCCTTGAGCCAAGCATCATCAACGAGACTTCAGCCCTCGCCAACATCCGAGCGTAAGGGTTCGATATATTCTTATCAATTTTATCGTTCTCTTCCGCCCACTCCTTAGCCATCCCCTTACTATCAAAAGCCTCGCCCATCGAACCAGCGACGTGACTGGCCCAATAGTCCCCTCCATTCCTAATCGCGTTGTCAGAGAAGTAATCGTCCTGACCAGTCCCCGAAGTGCCCATCCACTGCTTAAAGTAGTTCAGCGCGCTCCAATCATTCTGTGAGACCGCCGCCGCAAAGTTATGACTGGCGATATAACTGGCGTTAGTCTTATCTTTTGCGGCCTGTCCCGCCTGCTGCGAGTTGTATTGGTTAAGCGCCCCCTCGTTATCGCCAACGAGAAGCTCAGCTGGTGTCCCTGTCTTATTGGAGAGGTCGATCGCACTGGCGGCTTCTGCTGGCTTGAACTGACCAACTGCACCGACAGCGGTAGCAGCTGGGTCCCCGGCAGCGGTTGGTGCGGCACCAGGCTCAATAA